TGTTGTTCTGCGTTGTACTTAACCCATGCATCAATCTCTTTGTGGTACTTTGCTTTCCACGCTAAATTCTCTGTATTCAGCATCTTGTTAGCAGTGCATTCAGCGCCAAGGTTTCTGTTTGCGGATTCAATCAGTGCATCCCGCTCCGCGCACACTCGGGCGGCGTAGTTGTGCATTTGGGTGGCGGTGTATCCCGGTATGTCGCCAAGCCACACAGGATCAGGTAGTTCAGGTTTTGTGGTCATTCACACAATCCATAAAGTGACGAGCAGAGTGGCCCATCGTTTTGCACACGCAGAAAATCGAACTGCTTTCCGCCTCGGCTAGTCTTTGCCCATTCAACCTTTGTTTCGATGGTCTGTTTCATGCTCCATTCAGGGTCATCGGACGGGGCTGCAAAGAATGTCCCGGCCTGGCGCTTGCTGGCCTGCTTGACTGCATCCTCCCATTGGGCGATCCGCTCGATTACTTCTGGGAACCTCTTAGAGATCTCCAGCAGTTCATCCTTGCGGCAGTTGATGCACGGCATGCACCCGACTCGGCCCATTCCCATTTCGTACAGCGGGTTGTGTTTGACGCCATGCTTGCGGTGCATTGCAAAAGCGTCATCTGCTGTCCAGTCCAGAATGGGGCGGTAGTTCCAAAGATACGCGCCGTTTTCGTGCGTGCTTTTCAGTTCCGACTCAATCAGGAAGCGTCGGTTCAGTGATTCGTCACGTCGTACACCCTGCCAGCTACGCACATCGTCCCCAGCTTCAAGTAGCGGGTTTTGCACTTGGTTGATGATGGGGTTTCGCTTCAATTCTTCGCTACAGAATGCGGCCTTCGTAGAGGGAAATCGGCCCTTCCATACGCACAGGTCAAGGAATGGGTTTCCACTGGGTACCAGGGCCGCTGCAGCACGGTCTATTGCAGATTGCGATACACCTTTGTCAGCCCACTTTGTCAGGACGTATTCGCGCTTTCCAGCGATCTGGCGCGTGAAGTCGGCACGCACTGTGCGGATTGGGAATACGTTGTCATTCAGGTACTGCACATAGTCGTATGTGATCTGGTGTTCGTTGCCAGTATCAGCAAACACGGCACTCATGTTTTCGGTGTTGCGCTCGATTGCCAACAGCAGCAGTGCTGTGCTGTCCTTACCACCGCTCACGCTGATGATGTTGTGTTCTGCGCGGTCTTGTTGGTCCATCACATCACCCCCTTATCGTCCGCCGAGCAGACGCCATGCTGCTGCTGCCACTCTTGGAACTTGGCCGTTTCCAAGGGCTTTAAGTCGGTCCACCCCGAAGGCCACCCCATCAACCATTCGACCCACTCCGGGTTCAATCGGCCATCTGTTTTTCCCTCCGATTCCGCAACCTGAGTTATCAACGGTTCCGTCCCCAATGCATTCATACTCCGAGACCCCCCCCGAACCGTCCGTGAATCCCTTGCCAATGGAGTCGGCCAATGCCTGGCGCCACGAATCTTCACTGCTTGCGATAGGCGCATCTGTGACTTCTCTCCAGTCGGACTTACATGCTTGAACTGGCCTGTTTTTGTCGTGTGGAAACCGTCCGGAACTTTTCGATCTGATGTGTCCGATGCGCTTGGGGTCGGTAGCGTGTATCCAAATTCGGTTACGCTTGTGCGGTGCTCCAACGTCGGCAGCTCCCAGCACTCCCCATTTTGTGTCATACCCGAGCGCGGCCAGGTCACCGAGAACAGTTCCGATTCCCCGAGTAAGCAAAGCTGGACTGTTTTCCACGTAGACGATGATTGGTTGAACTTCGCCAACGATGCGCGCCATGTGAGTCCACATTCCTGACTTTGCTCCAGTGATACCGGCGCCTCGTCCTGCAACTGATATGTCCTGGCACGGAAATCCTCCAGCAACAACGTCAGCAACTCCGCGCCATGGTTTTCCGTCAAAGGTTTGCACATCATTCCAAATCGGGAATGGCGGGAGACTTCCATCGTTTTGTCGTGCCACAAGCACTGCTTGGGCGTATGGTTCCAACTCGACTGCACAGACGCATCGGTGTCCAAGCAAATGGCCGGCAAGTATTCCTCCACCAGCGCCTGCGAATAGATGTAGCTCATTCACATCACCCCCATCACGCGCATCGCGGAAAGTGCAAGCGAAAGCGCCAGCAGGTAGCACGCAAAATAGAATTTGAAGTCGGTCATTGATCTTCCTTGTTTGCTTTCAGATATTTCTCGCACCACACATCTAGTGCAGCCCATAGGCGGCGGATGGTGGTCACCGTGGACCCCACGCCAGAATGGCGATGCACAGCACGCCAGTGATGCAAGATCCCCACATAACTACGCGGTCCTGCCAATCAAACGGCGGATCCACTTCTTCTTCAATAGCCTGGCCCAGGCGCACACGAACCTCGTCGGAGTCCCTGCGGTACACATGCCAGTCGCCACCGCGCGCATACAGGCCGATGTAGCCGGTGAGCGTGCGCGTGGTAAGTCCAACGTCCATGATGAAGTCCGGTTCATCGAAAACAACCACATCGCCTGGCCGAACTTCATCGGCTCTGATCGTGCAAAGGTTTGACATATATCCCCTATCGGTTATTTGCTTGCAAAGAAAGATCGTCGGCCATCCACTCAAGGCTTACCGTGTTGCTGGCATTGCCGAGCAACTGACCGCCCGGCTCGTCGTACAGATTCCATATTTCGTCGCCCTGGTCGTACTCTGCAAAATAGAGCACTCCGTTGGCTTCGAGTTTGTAGTGGGTGCGGGTGGACAATTGCATCGCTGTGATTAGCTAAGATCGACACAAAAGAAAAATGTTTCAAAGTTGGCGCTGAAACCCTGGCGCATACTTGGCATCTTGCGGAATAGGCGAAGCGTTGCCAACTCAGAACCGTAGGCATAAATGGTGCTGCCTATCTGTTCAATATTTATCGCTTCACCAGCTATTGCGCTCCATTCGCGCTTGGTACGTTCTTGTTGCATTTCGGTGATCATTGGTTCTCCTTAGGCTGAAATGAATTCGCTTGGGTATGCGCTGCTTGGCATCACTGACCGGGCTTTGAGTGCCCCGACTGAAATCGCGTCCCGGGCAGCTTTCTCACCAAGCCCTGACACCACGCATCCACTGCCGTCATATACCCGAGTGACGAACTTCTCACCGCCCATGTAGCTCCGTTCAAGTGCATTGCGCACAAAGCCACCGGCCTTGCAGACTTCGATAACCCGCTTTGCCCTTGCGCCTAACTTCAAACCTGGATTGCTGACTACATACATCGCTGACCTCCTATTTAATTTCCTGACCACGGTTCGATCATAAACCGATAACGGTTATTCATGCAAGGACTTTTTCAAGAAAAAAACAACCAACGGAAAAAATTTATCCCACCCGAGTGAAGGGCTCTGGGTGTGTTGGCGCGGAGGCCAGGCTTTGGAACTGATTGGCGATGCGCTCAAGCTCAGGCAGCATGAGCGAGGCGTGTATGGGGTCGATGTGAATGGACCTGGCGATGATGCTGCCGTCCCATGTGATTGCGATGCTCAGGGCTGCTACCGGGTGTTCCGGTTGTGCGGCCTGGCTCAAGAACCATTGGCGGATCCTGCGTATTCTGCTTTGGTCAGGTTTTGGATCTGCGTGCAGTGACTCGACTTTCCTGTTTTTCTTTCGCACTTTGTTGCCTTCCCTGGGGCTTTAACTCCACACCAGCCGCTCTTTTAAGGGCTGCAACACTTGAGTCCGGCACTTTGCTGATGTGTTCATTTGTATTGTGTTGCGGTGCGTCATTGTGTCTGCGCCGAGTCTGTGCTGCAACCGTCATAAATGCCATTGCCTGGTGTCTGGTTTCTTCCTTAAGTTTTCTCCAAACCTTGAGCAGTTCCTTTTCTTCGTATGACGCCGGGGCAACGGTGCTTGTTTCGCCGGCCGTCTTTTCCTTAAGGAGTTCCATCGGATGCACGCCGAATATCTCAGCAAGTTGCTCAACTATGTCCAATGACGTGTGCACTTCGGCACGCAGGATCCGCTGAATTGACGATTGCGAGAGCGTGAAGTGCAGTGCCAATGCCCGCGCGTGGATCTTCGCTTGCGTGTCAAGGTCTGATCTGTCGTCCTTTAGTGCGCTCAATCTGTCAGCAAGTATCTGGTTTAGGCGCATGTTCTTCCTCTTGTCTTGCGGTTCTTAAGTATTCCATAAACGGTTTATATGTTGCGGTTTTCGTTTGAACCGATAACGGGTTAAGATCGACGCATGCCAAAAGAATCAATCTCCCAATACCTCTTACGCCGCCTTGATACCAGCGCTGGTCAGCACACGCGCATCGCAAAGGAAAGCGGCATTTCCCAGGCGTCCATCAGCAGGATCTATCGGCGTGAGGCCTCACCCAGGCTGGAAACCGTCGATCGGCTGTTGGACTGGTTTGAGCGCTATGACCGGGCCGCTAAAAAGCACTCAACACCCCGAATCGTCGCAGCTAACGGCGCTGCTAGTGGTTGTGAGCGATGCGCATCCGCGCCCCTCAGTAAGTAAAGCGAACAGGAGCACAACGATGGCGCAGGCCTGGGCAATCTCCCACACCGTTTTCCAGGTAAGGCTGATTCCCTTTCCCCTAGCGCCCTGTGCAAACAGGCAGGCCGAAGCCCATCCAACCAGCGCGAACTGACCCCAAGCGAAATCAAACATACATAGGCCCACCAAAATGAATGACAGCCCGACCATGTTAAGCCGTAACGGCAATTCCGGTGATGGCAAAAAAACGTCGCGCATTGATGTGCCGGTAAGCGATGAGCTTGAGGCGGAAATCATCACCATGGCCACCCTGGACGGCATGACCAAAGCTGAATGGGTCCGGTACCAGATCGAAAAGATATTGCATGGTGAGATTGGCATGACCAGAAGGATGCGCTCTCAAACCCACAAAGGCAATGGTACGAATGACGGATGTTCATCCGATGATCTAGGGCGGAGGTTGGAGTGAGTAATGTTCAAAACCGCACAGACTCAACCCAAAAGCGGGGCCTTTCATGTCACTAGACTGGACCGCCCGACGCCTTCTGACTCAGCACGGTGGCTTGAATCTCCAAGTTGCTCGCTACAACCCACGCCCGGCCGGCGTCATCCGCCCCGGGAGCTCCACGGACCTGGTGCTCTCCATCTTCCAGTCAAACCCCAAGCTGTGGCTCTCGCATGCCAATCTTGTTTGGCACACCAATCTGAACCACAAGCGCATGAGTTGGGCGCTAATTTATTTGCAGCGCCAGGGCCTTATCGAAGCATCCACCGGGGACGACGAGCGCAATTCACGGTACGCACGTTACCGCATCGTTTTGAAGTGAGGACACAGCAATGAACCAGCTTTCCTTTGACCTGTCACCACGGCCTGCCTACCAGGCCCATTCAAAAACCAGCAAGGCCGCTGCATTCAACGCACAGCCCAAGTCTGGTACCAAGCGCGCCATCCTGTTGGACTTCATTCAGCGCCAGCGCCACCTGGGCGCCACTGACGAAGAAATGCAGAGCAGCCTGCCCATGAACCCCAACACCCAGCGCCCGCGCCGTGTGGAGCTTGTGCAAGGCCTTTGGGTGGTCGACAGTGGCCGCACGCGCAAGACCATGGGCGGCGATGAGGCCGTGGTTTGGGTTGCGACTGAGTTCGCGTAATGAGTTTTGGACCGGCTAGGGTAGCTCCCGAAAAGACGACTCACCACCGTCCTGCCGCAATCCTTATTTTTTTTGGTGAATGAACTGGTGAATCAAATAAATGACAAATGCTGAAACCCCCGCACCATACCCGCCAGACACGCGGGCCAAGGGATGGCGCTTTGAACTTGACCATGAACGCATCATGCAGTCAGACACGTGGGCCTTAACGCCTTCCGAAGTGCGCCCATGGCTTCTGATGATCTGGATGGTGGCCTGGCAGCAGACGCCTTGCGGATCACTCCCAAAGAGCGATGAACTTATCGCGGCGCGCATCGGCATGCAAATGGAAGATTTCAAGTCGAAACGCCAGTGGCTTTTGCGTGGCTGGTGGGCCGCTAACGATGGCCGCCAATACCACGATGTGATCGTTTTGCGTGTGCAGGAAATGCTCACAAAGCGCAGAAGTGAGGCCGATAGGAAGGCAGCAACCCGCGCAAAGAACAAGGTTGGACCACCATCGGAAGATGATTATGTCCATAAGTTGTCCCAAGGGACGCAAGAAGGACTACATGGTGACTACACCGTGAATCCGACACCAGAACCAGAACCAGTACCAGTACCAGGTATTTCTAAAGAACTAGGTATTGGTAAACCTACACCACGGATGGATGTGAATTCTTTTTCAATCATTCGCGCAATGCGGGATACCGGCATGTCGGATGGCAATGCAAGCAACCCGAGCTTCATGGCTTTGGTAGCTGCCGGAGCATCACTCGATGAGTTCAGGTCGGCCGCAGAAACGGCGGTGAAGGCGAAGGCCGGTTTCAACTACGCGCTCACCGTGGTATCGAACGCGAGAGAAAAGGCCGCAGAGCTCGCCAAACGCATCCACAACGGGCCAATGCAGGCTTCTCGACCATCCGAGCCAACTTGGTCTGAAAAACAGGCCCATGCCGTCCAAACAGCCGTTCCTGGCATAGCAGCACGACACCCATCACAAAAACCTTTCATTGACGCGGAGACTTCGAATGTCACTTCCATTGCCCTGGGTCGATAGAATTTTCGAGAAACTAACGCTTACCTACGGGAATGCGTTTCTCAATCGCTGGCGCGAGATTGACCTTAACGCCGTGAAATCCGATTGGATGCACGAACTGGCAGGATTCGAGAATGCCCCAGAGGCAATCAAGTACGGCCTGCAGCACCTGCCTGAAAAGCCACCGACCGTGCTGGAGTTCCGTTCAATCTGCCGCTTGGCACCCGAGGTTGAACTGCCTCGGCTTTCAGAGCCGCAAGCCGACCCGGTGTTGGTTCGCCAGAACCTCGACAAGTGGGGCGAGTTGAAGAAAACCCTCGTCAATGCTCCAAAGGACTGCCGCGAGTGGGCCAGGGTTCTGATTCGCCGCCATGAGTCCGGTGAAAAGCTCACACCAACACAACTCCAGATGGCAAGAAATGCGCTTGGAAACCAATAACCGATGCCGGATAATTCGCAATCCGAAGGAAAACCATGTCCAAACTGCGCAATAGCCAGGGAGTTCCCGGAATACCGGATGTTCACGCCGGCCTGCGTCTACTGCGGGGCGAGGCTTATTCAGCGCATTGGACTGTTGCCGATTCCCCCATCGGAGATTACAGCCAGGCGCCGCGTGGTGCTCAGGGACTGGATGGCACACGGCCACAGCGAACAGAATTTGCGCCAGTTCGCAAAAGGTTCAACGGCCCTTGGCCCGGCGCCCTCTACGGAACGCGACAGCCGGACCCCCAAGAAACGCCGCTGAGTTGGGGTGAAGTGCACCATGCCGTGCGTGAAGGTTTGCTATGACGCTCAAAATGACCGCAAGGGAGTACGCAGGCAGCCCTATGGCGCGCCGTTTGAGTAGGGTTGATGCCTATGCCGCCCGTACCGAGAAAAAGGCCAAGAGCAAGTACGGCAATCAAAAGGTCGACACACCCGATGGCCTTACCTTCGATTCAAAGGCTGAATACCGCCGCTGGTGTGAGCTAAACGTCCTGCTCAAGGCCAAGGAAATCACCGACCTGCAGCGCCAGGTGCCATTCGTCCTTGTGCCCGCCCAAGTCTCTCCAGACGGTACAAAGCTGCGCGGCATCACCTACGTGGCCGACTTCACCTACCGCGATGCCCGCGGCAATCTGGTGGTCGAGGATCCAAAGGGCGCAACGACTGCCGAATGGGTTTTGAAAAAGAAGCTCATGCTGTTTGTGCACAAGATTTGGGTGCGGGAGATTCGGACATGACTAACGTGACGGACAAACTGATGTGTTTCATCAAGACATTCACGCTGGCTGAATTTCAGGCTATTTACCTTCATGAATCTAATCCCTACGGTTGCCACAACCGCGCGCCCATCGTTACCGTGTGCAAGCCGACCTGCCAGTACACCTACACGGCGCTTGGCCAGGCTGATGCTCGCTGCCATGGATGCAAGGAGCGCCACAGTGGCTAAACCCGGTGAGCTCACGCCAAAGCAGGCCGCATTCGTGCGGGAGTACCTGATCGACCGCAATGGCACTCAGGCCGCTATCCGCGCGGGCTACAGCGCCAAGACGGCTAAGGTCATTGCCACTGAGAACTTAACCAAACCTGCCATTATTGAAAAGGTAAGGTTGGCCACTGAAAAACAGTCCGAGCAGACCGGAATAACTACTGATTGGGTTTGGAGAAAACTCAAAGAGGAAGCAGAGGATTACTCAGAGTTTTCCAGCCATTCCGCCCGTGTAAGGTGCACAGAAATAGCTGCAAAGCTGCTTGGTATGTTCAAAGAGGACAACGAACAGAAGGCCACGCCGCTTGTGCAACTGGCCTTGATCCTGCGCCCCAACATCGCCGGACCTGGCACCTTTGCGATACCCGAAGATGACTGACGAATCAAAAGCCCTGGCCGAGATTGCCGAAAAACTCAACGACCGGATATGGCGCCTAACCTCCGGCAAGCTGTACCAGATCATCGTTAAGGGCAATGAGGACGATGATGATGGCCTGGTGATGCCGTTCATCCCTAACAGGGCTCAGCGCCGGTTTATGGCCAGGCTACACAACCGCAATGTGATCTTGAAGGCCCGCCAGCTTGGCTTTACGACCCTGGCCTCGATCCTTTGGCTGGATACCGCGCTGTTCTCGCAAGACCCAATCCGCTGCGGCATCATTGCCCAGGATAAGGAAACGGCCGAGTCGATATTCCGCGACAAGGTGAAGTTCGCATACGACCGCCTGCCAGACTTCGTGCGTGAAATGTTCCCGGTCGAAACCTCGAACACCAAGGAAATTGTGTTCGGCCACAACCACAGCAGCATCCGTGTGGCCACCAGCGTGCGCGGCGGCACCATCCACCGGCTGCACATTTCTGAGTTCGGCAAGATTTGCGCTAAGTTCCCCGACAAGGCCAAGGAGGTGGTGACCGGCTCCATCCCTGCCGTGCCAAAATCTGGCATGTTGATCATCGAGTCCACTGCCGAAGGCCAGGAAGGCGAGTTCTACAAAATCAGCCAGCGCGCGCAGGCCTTGTTTGAAAAGAATGCCACGCTCAATGAAAAGGACTACCGGTTTCACTTCTTCGCCTGGTGGGAGGCTCCAGAGTACGAAATGGACCCAGAAGGCGTGGTGTTCACGCAGGTCTACAACACCTACTTTGCGGACCTTGAGGGCAAGATTGGGCGACCCATCAGCATGGAAAAGCGCGCATGGTACGTGTCGACATGCGAATCAGACTTCTCCGGCGACCAGACTGCCATGTGGCAGGAATACCCCAGCACGCCCAAAGAGGCGTTTCAGGTATCCATTGAGGGTTGCTACTACTCTGCTCAGCTTACCCTGGCGCGCAAGCAGAACAGGGTGCACAAGACAATCCCGCTGGAAGCCGCACCGGTTAACACCTTCTGGGACTTGGGCCGCGGCGACATGACAACGGTTTGGTTTCACCAGCGCATCGGCTTAGAAAACCGCTTCATCGGTTACATGGAATGGAGCGGTGAGGAAATCAAGACGTTTGCCGAGTACCTGCAGGGCCTGGGTTACACCTTCGGCAAGCACTACCTGCCGCATGATGCTGAGTACAAGCGCCTGGGCGAGACTCCAGACACCAACTTCTCGCTCAAGGAAATGTTTGAGCGCCAACTACCCGGGCAGACATTTGATGTGGTTCCGCGCGTGACCGCGCTCATATCCGGCATCACCAGCACGCGCAACGTGTTCAGTTCCTGCCATTTCAGCGAGGAAGGCTGCGGCATTGGCCTTACCCGCCTGGCAAACTACAAAAAGAAGTGGAACAAAACCACCGGCTCATGGTCCAGTGAGCATGTGCACGACGACAACAGCCACGGCGCTGACGCCTTCCGCCAGTTCGGCCAGCTTGCAGACACTGGCGAGGCCTTCAACGCCCGCGGCCTATCGTCCAGCACCGCCAAACTGACCTTCCGCCGCCGAGGAACCCCCATGGGCGTTTGACGCACCAAGCATGCGAAAGTCCCACGAACTTCTTGGGGCTGGACATGGGTGTTTCTCTGGATCTTCGTAAGGCGCACGCATCGCACTACCGGGGTGACTTGGTGGTGGTGCTCTCATGGATCAACGATCTGCGCGCAATGTTCATCATTCCGCGCTACGCCAAGGGCGCTGCCTGGTTCGTTATCGAGGAGCCGGCCGCTCACTTCTGGCGCGATGACGTTGCATCCAACATTTGGAATGCAGCCAAGAAGTCATTGAAGGCCTGCGAAGTGCTGGGCCTTGAGCCAAGCCTAATGAATTCCACCAAGATCATTTCCCTGGTAAACAACTTCATACCTGACCTACTGCGCATGCCCAGCGCACCGCCCACCAAGTACATCAATCGTGATTTTGGACAGATGACCATGCGCGAGGGCGGCAAGGTTTTAGCCCAGCAAGAAATCCGCCTTGAGGACGAGGGCCAAGAGTATGTTTGATGAAGTGCGATCGGTCCACGGCCGCGCCCCGGGCGATGACTATTTCAGGCGCCAGGACGAAACCATTGCACAGATTGGCCAAGAGCAGGGCCCGCAAAACCCTGACGACCTGGACAACGAAGCCAACCGCGCGCTGCACAGCAAGCTCCTATCCTGGTTCTTCATGGAGCGCGAAAAGCAATCCCTGAACCGCATGGAAATGGCCATGGACGCCGATTTCTACGACAACCTGCAGTGGGATCCACAAGACAGCCAAGACCTGCGCGACCGCGGGCAGATGCCACTGGTATACAACGAAGTGGCGCCCATGGTTGACTGGCTCATCGGTACCGAGCGCCGCACGCGCGTGGACTGGAAAGTGCTGCCGCGCGCCGAAGATGACGTAAAGACGGCTGACATTAAGACCAAGGTCTTGAAATATGTGTCGGATGTGAATCGCTCCACATTCGCCCGCTCTCGCGCCTTCGCTGATGCTGTGAAGGCCGGAGTCGGATGGATTGACTCAGGCGCGCGCGATGACCCAACCAAGGACATTCTTTACAACAAGTTTGAGGACTGGCGCCGGGTGCTCTATGACTCGGCCAGCACGGAGCTTGACCTGAGCGATGCGCGTTTCATATTCCGGTGGGCATGGGTGGATGAGGATATTGCCGTGCTGATGTACCCAGAGCGCGCCAACCAGATCCGCATGTCCGTGGAAAAGACCAACCACAACCGTGACATTTCCTGGGAAGAAGAAAACTGGCAGAGCCAGAACACCCTGCAGTCGCGCCACCAGGGCCAGCTTTATGCGTCCGGCACCGGTGTGACCATCAACACCAAGCGCCGCCAAGTCAAGATCATCGAGGCGCAGTACCGCATGCCGGTGGTGACCAAGGTCATCAAGTCCGGTCCGCTCAAGGGCTCAATCCTGCACCCGGGCGATACACCGCTGCAAAACGCACTGCAGCAAGTGGGTGGATCTGTTGTAGATCGCCTGATCATGCGCTTGCACCATGCCGTGATGACCGAGGCGGACCTGCTTTCTGTTGAGCCATCAATCTACCGGCACAACCGTTTCAGCCTGACGCCCATTTGGTGCTATCGCCGCAGCCGGGACCGCTTGCCATACGGCGCAATCCGCCGCGTGCGCGATGTACAGCAAGACCTGAACAAGCGCGCCAGCAAAGCGCTATTCATGCTCAACACCAATCAGATCATTGCTGACGAGGGCGCGGTGGACGATTGGGAGTTGGCCCGGGACGAAGCCGACCGCCCGGACGGTTTGATCGTCAAGAAGGCCGGCAAGCAGTTTGACATTCGCCGGGACACCGATGCGGCAACCGGCCAACTGCAGATGATGGCCATGGATGCCCAGGCCATTCAAAAGTCTGCCGGCGTGGCTCAGGAAAACATGGGGCGCCAGACCAACGCCGTGAGCGGTGAAGCCATCAAGGCGCGCCAGACTCAGGGCAGTGTGGTAACGACCGAGCCCTTCGACAACCTGCGCCTGGCCACGCAGATCGACGGCGAGAACCAGCTTTCCCTGTGTGAGCAGTTCTACACCGAGGACAAGGTTATCCGCCTGACCGGTGCCAAGGGTGCCATCGAGTGGGTGAAGGTGAATCAGCCCGAGCAGCAGGCAGACGGATCCATTCGGTACATCAACGACATTACCAACAGCATGGCTGATTTTGTGGTGTCCGAGCAGGACTACGCCGGCACGCTGCGCCAGGTGATGTTTGAGAGCCTGAACCAGCTTGCTACGCGCCTTCCTCCAGAGGTAAGCCTGCGCATCATGACGATTGCCATGGAGTTCTCGGACCTGCCAAATAAGGACGAGATAGCCGACGCGCTGCGCAAGATGACCGGCGACCGTGACCCAACCAAGGAAATGAGCCCGGAAGAACAGCAGCAGGCCCAGGCCCAGGCCCAGCAGCAGGCCGAAGCCATGCAGATGCAGCGCGAGACTGCCATGAATGCGCTGGCCGAGCAGCAGGCCAAGGTACGCCAGATAAACGCCCAGGCTGCGAAGCTGGAGGCCGAAGCCATGGCAGCAGGGCAGGGCGGTATGGATCCTGAAATTCAATCGCAGATCCAGCAGATCCAGAGCCAGGCCGCAGACCAGATTGATGCGCTCACCCAGCAGCTAACCAAAGCACAGTACGAGCTCACCAACCGCACGCTGCAGATCAACCGCGATGCCGATACCAAGATGGAATTGGCCAACATCGACCGGGATACCAAGCTGCAGGTAGCTGAGATTCAGGCTGCAAGCGATAAGAAGGTCGACGCCCTTACCCAATCCATGGCCGACCTGGTGCGCCAGATTGAAGATGCCAACAAGGCCGCGGCCGAGGCGCGCAAAGTGGCTGATGAAGCGACCAAGCGCGCCGAAAAGATCGAAAAGATGCCGCCACCTGCTGCGCCGCCCCCCGCTCCAGCGCCAGCAGCCCCCGCACCGGCCCCGGCGCCTGCCGCTCCGACCGTAATCAATGTGACTGTGGATGCCAAGTCAGAGCCTGGTACCAAGTCAATCACCCTGGAAAAGGATTCGGCCGGGAATATCACCGGCGCGAAGGTCAATGAATCAACCAAGAAAGCCACTAAGAAATGACCCTTGAACAAATCTTTATCGCAATCATTGGCTTTACCTGCGCGGTAGGCGGTTGGTTTGCCAGAGAGCTTTACGCCGCTACCCAGCAACTGCGAAAAGACCTGGCGTCACTTGAAGTGCAGATCAGCAGGGACTACGTGCGCTATGACCGACTGCAGGATGCTTTGAAGCCAATCCTTGAGGGCATTCACGACATTCGTGAAACGCTGAAAAGCAAGGCTGACAAATGATCAACAGCCGCGACACTGCCGAGCTTATTCCGAGCGTCAAGTTAAAAGCCGACGCATTCGTGATGGCATGCACTTTGGCTGGCATAACGGTGGTCATCACCAGCACGTACCGCGATGCTGAATCGCAAGACAAGCTGTACGCGCAGGGCCGCACCGCACCCGGCAAGATCGTGACGAAGGCGAAAGGCGGCGATAGTTTCCACCAGTACCGGGTGGCATTCGACTTCGTTCCAATCGTCGGTGGAAAGGCTGTTTGGGACAACGACAAGCTGTGGCAGCGCTGCGGCGAAATTGGACGCAAGTGTGGCCTGGAGTGGGGCGGCGGATGGGGCTTCAAAGACAAGCCTCACATGCAGAGTACGGGTGGCTACTCGATTGCTGACTACAAAGAAGGCAAGGGGTTGAAGGAATGAAGCCGCGCATTCATATTCTCGACGTTGACGTTCACCACTCTGAGCTAACACCAGCAGAGGCTGTAGGGCTGGCGCTTGCAAAGGACAAATGGGAGCGCTACACGGCAAAGGGCCTGACGCAGCAGGCACAGGGCGCAGCGTCGGCAATCACGATCATCTACCAAGCGCTGATCGGTGTTCAGCATGTTGATACCGGGTGGGGTGAGCTATGAACGAATCACTGTTGCTTTACTCGGTGGCATCCCTGCTGGCGCTGGTCGTCATCAAGTGGCACATGTCCTTAGATTCAAGCGTGGATCTGCAGTATTTGCTGGTGGACACTGAGACAAAGAAGTTAAGCATCTTCAAAGCCGGGCAAGTGCTGGCGCTGATTGTCAGCACTTGGATTGTGGTGCGCGAGACAAACCACGACCGGCTGAATGAATGGCTTTTCGGCGGCTACATGTTCGCCTGGGCGGGTGCCAACTTGGCAAATAGGGCGCTAACCGTCAAGGAGAAATCAAATGCTGATGTTGCTATTAAGTAACTGGCGGCTGTGGGCCATCGCTGGCCTGCTGGCTGCAAACGCTGTCAGCTACTCAGTCGGCCACCACCGCGGCTATCTGGCCGGCAAGGCGGAAGTGCAGGCCACGTTTGATTCCTACCGAGCCGACGCGCTGGAGCAGGCACTTGCTGCCCAGGCTGAATCAACTTTGAAAACCCAGGCCATGCAGGCCGCAAATGAGAAAGTGAGTGCTGATTATGTCTCCCTCCAAACTGCGACTGCTACCGCTGTTGGTGCTCTTAACCGTGACCGGCTGCGCTTGCAAGCAGCCATTGCCGCCCGTAGTGGTGCCACCCCCGACAATCCCGGCCCCGGACTACAGCCTGATGCAGGCCCCGAAGTCAGGATTCTTGGAGCGTGCATCACAGAATATGAATCAGTGGCTTCTGATGCTCAGTCCCTCTCAGACAAAGTGACTGCGCTACAGGCTTACGTCAACAAAGTGGTATCAGGAGCAAAACCATGATCAACACAGCCCAAGGTTCACTCACCATCGTGGGGGCCAACACCCCAGCAGTTCAACTGTTCTGGCGTGGGAAGCCAATTCCAAACGTCACATCACTAAGCACTGATTGGGACCATTGCGAACAGCGCGTGAAGATCAAGGTCACTGCGATGGACCCGGTGTTGCAGTGTGAGCTACTGGATGCAGGCCTGATCGTCAACAAGGAGCAAAGCCATGTCTGATTTCCTGCTGATCGTGCCAGAGGGATGGGTTGAGTTTCCTGAAACAAATGCGCTGCTAAATGATGGTGCTACCCCGCCGGATATGGCGTACTTCTGGATCGCTCAGGAGGCATGGGGAGACATAGACACATTCCTTGCAAGTGCTGGTATGGGTGTTCCTGGAAAACTGGTGTGTGGAGCAAAGTTGTTCTCCGAGAGCGATGGCTATCACCTTTGGATGACTTTTGCCTGATGGCATACGTTGCTGACTTCACCACAAAGTCAAACGCCGCAAAGGCATTGACGCTGGCGTTCGCTGCGGCCGACTTCCCTGAGCATGCGGCTGATGATTACCTGGTGATTGGCATCACATGCGAGGCTGAGGTGGCGGTCGCATTCACTGCCACTGCTGGCTGGACGCAGATTGGTGCAACAGTCGGAAACCCGGCCACAGCCACAGGCCTGTACTCCAGCATGTGGTACAAAAAGTGTGCCAGCGCAGCAGAGGCGTGCACCATCACGCTATCGGTTACCAATGCCTCGCACGGCCATGCATTCCTGATCAAAGATGCAGACCTGACCACGTTTCTGGACGGTACGCCCGCTGCCGCCACGTTTGCCACGGCCAGCCAGTTCAACAGCGCCAGCATCACCACTACGGCCAGCGACACGCTGCTGCTCTATTACATCGGCATCGACTCCACCACCACCACGCCGACCATGTGCCACAGCGCGCCTGGACCGGTGCACTTCATTGACTCATCCGACAATGGCGGCGCAGTTGTAACGGCTGGAACCAAGGTTATGGCCGGTGCATGCGCTGGCTGGTACGTGCAGCGCACGCCTGGTGTCACTCCGACACCATCATGGAATGCATCACTCACGGCCATCCGTAATGAGTTTGTCGTTGGTATCAAGCACAAGGCAGGCGGAGTGGTTCCGCCATACATTGACGACTCAGTAACCATTGGTACAAAGGTGATGGATGGCCACTGGTGGGCCAGCGCCACAACGCGCAACAATGAGAACTTCAAGGCTACGCCTCTGAGCGTTACATCGTTTATCACGCACTTGGGAACGCTGACCGGCACGTTTGACGCCCTGGTTGCGGTTCCTGACTCGCACATCAATCCGTATTCCAATGCGGTGAGTTCAACGCCCGCCACATCAGCCACTGCACTGACCGGGTTTGAGCTGCAGATACCGACCACAGCCATCGACATGAGCACCGGTTGGTTGGTCGGCTCTGTAATGGAGTCAACGCCAAAAGTAGCCAATTGGGGTACCGGATCAATCAAGACAGGCGGGCTATTCATTGCCGTTGGGTCCACTGCCAATTACCGCATCTTCCAAGTGCTGGCGCGTGACAACCTGATCAATACCGAAGGCCGTGCCGTTTTTAGCGTGCAGGTCAACCAGACGCAAACCCAAAGCGGACAGAGCGTGACGCCGCCAACGGTATCAGCCATCAACCGGGTGTGGGCACTCAATCGGGGTAACCTCGCAACGCTGGCTCAGTACCACTGCGACTACCACATGATTAACAAGATCATTGCTGCTGGTGGTGACTCACTCAACCCGGTGGACTCCGAGGGCCTTTACCAGATCGGAAAATTCCTGCGCTTGAAGCTGATCCAAAAGCAGGGCGCTGGCGCTTTGATGCCGCTGGTGCCAATTCAGATCGGCGGCGGAGATGCCATCAATTTCGAGATTGACGCAGGCGCGCTGCAGTTCCCGCGCATCTACAACCGCACCAAGCGCGAAATCAATTACCACGGCGCAGACAACGCCATCGGCATAAGCTACGCCGGAAAGCTGGGTGATGTGATCAAGCACACCAATAGCGTGGTGACTTCCGCCTCTCCCTACTATTGGGAAATCAATAGCGCGGCTACAAGCGCGGCAACGTGGGACTTTTCCGGCCTGGTGGTGGTGGGCGCAACAGTCACGCTGCGCCCGGTGATGACGTTCACCAACATGGCGTTCTCCAACTGCCTGAGCGTAACCACAACTGGAAGCACGGTCACCAACTGCAAGTTTTCAGGCACGAAGGTGGTTTGTGACTCGCTGGCAAACATGGCCCTGGTATCAAACTGCAGCTTCACAAGCGCGGGTACCGGGTACGCCATTGAAGTGACCGGCGCTGCGGCCAACATCACTCTGAGCGGCGACACGTTCACCGGATACGCGGCCACCAACGGATCAACCGGCAATGAGGCCATATTCGTCAACATCGCAACCGGCACGGTGACCATCACCATCGGCGGCGGCGGTAGCACCCCGAGCATTCGCACTGCTGGCGCGACTGTCAATGTTGTGAGCGGCGCGACCGTCACCTTCACCGGCCTGCCTATTGGCTCGGACATTGTGATCCTTACCGCTGGCACATCCACCATCCTGGCGCAAGTGGACGCGCACCCCAGCAGCAGCTATGCATGGGGCTATTCCGGCACGCCGACCGTGGATGTTGGGTTCCTCAAGCCCGGCTATGTCCCACAGTACATCCGCGGACTGGCGCTCAGTTCAAGCGATTCAAGCATTCCTGTCAGCCTGGCTGCTGACCGCAACTATTCTTAGGAGAGAGCATCATGGCAAAAATCACAAGCAAAGCGGACCTGGTTGTCGGTACCAATCTGACTATTGACGAACCGGGCCGCATCATCACGCTCAATGCGGGCGGCGCGCTGGTGGCCAAGGATGGCGTCACCTGGCAGGCGCTGTACTCCAAGCTGGTGGACCTTTGGGCCACAAGCACCTATCAGGATAGTCCGTTCCCCGCATACGCAATCGATGCGCTCTCCGGCCAGTTCCAGATCGGCACAGACGGCTCCACGTTCAGCGGCTGGAAGTTCAGCGATGTGGACTCCAACGCCACACGCAACATGCTGCGCGATGGCGGATGGTCCGAATACAGCGCCGCGGGTGTGCTGCTGCAGCAGTTCTCTGGTTTTGTCGGCCTGGGCTCTGTGAACACTGGAGCGCAGCCGTACTACCACCTGGCCAGCACCGACGCGCCGACCAACTTCCCGTTTGCCGACCAGTTCAATGTCGGCGTCAAGGTCTATGGCGATGCCACGCACGGAGCCTTCGACAAGCGCACCTACGCCAAGACCTACGTGCGTGAGTACGGCAAGAAGTTCAAATCGTCCGTGCTGGCAGATACCGGTGCGAGCGCAACCGGCGCCAACAAACAGAACTTCTTGATTTCCAATGAAGATGACTTGAAGATCCAGACGCTGCTGGGTACCGTGCAGGCAACCGGAGATGCTGCCATGGCTGGTGCACCGTACTCTGGCATCACCGTGGCCTATTACACGTTGGATCAGGCACGAACCGTCAATAGCGTTTCGTGCAACTTCAAGATCATCATCAACGGCAACAGCGCCACGCTGGAGCAGATTTATGCCAAGGTGCAGTACCTGCTGCGCCAGTCAACTGACATTAACACTGGCGGCACTGCCGGTATCAAACTGGGCCAGATCCAGTCTGACCTGCTAGCTTTTGTGGGCGATACACTGGTGACCAGTCAATCGGTCTACATCGACAACATTCTCGGCACGGACTCAAACCGCATCGAGTTCTATGACGACACCAACACCAAGCGCACCAACCCCTACACCGCAGCGGGCATCATGTCCTTCAATAGCGTGTTGGTGGGCGCAGGATCCAGCTACCGCCTGATGTACTCAGCCCCCGCCGGTGCTGGCAACGACTACGGCGAGGCGGGCGCGATCACGGTGAAAAACTCGCTGAACGTGGACATTGCCGGGACCATCAGCGCGGCCAGCATCGGGTTTGACTTCGACTACGACAACAGCACTGCGGGCGGTACCGCGGGCACCGACAAGGCCGTGACGCTGATCGGCATTCGCCCGGGCTCTGGCAAGTTCGCCGTGGCCACTGGCACGCTCTCGCGCTCCAAAGGCATCAGCTTGTCGTTGGTAGCGGAAACTGATCGTGTTTACGCTTAGTCTGCCGTGCCCATCACTATCGACCCCGCCAACAAGCGGTTTGTGCTGGACAGCACATCCGTAACGGCCAAGGCTATTTATGTCGCCTGGGTTGATTGGGTGGCACTCTCTGACAACGCAAAGTACCTGCCAGCATTCCGCACGGCTGGTGGCGATGACCTGGGCAGCGGGCTTTCCATTCCGCCGTACTACTTCCTGCTCAATGGCTGGCGCGTGCGGCCCATGGAAGCCAATCAAACCCTGGTGATCGACGGCAATCTGTTCGTTGATGGCGGCGGCGATCCGATTGTGGCCACGCTGGGCGTGTTTCAGGTGTTGGTCAAGTCCGTGGTACCGGTGCAGGCGCAGGGCATCAGCACAAGCGGATCCACCGGGCCCACCGCGGCCGACATTGCTGCCGAAGTCTGGATGTACCTGAATCGCACGCTCACATCGGCCGGATCTTCCGCACCAACAGCAGCAGAAAACGCTGCAGCCGTTCTGGCCGCTGCCCAGGCCACGCCAATCCACGCGGATGCCAAGAGAATGAATGGCGCGACCATATTTGGCACTGGCGCTGAATTGGACCTCTGGCGGGGCGCATAAATGTTCACCAGGCTTTCGTTTGCGCCCTTTGCCTTTTCGGCAATGTCATTCGCAATTCTGGACCTTATTGAAGAAATCAAGAAGGAAGAAAAGCGCAGCCAGGTCTATGGATCAGGCCGCAAGCTATCGGTACCGCCAGATTGGAATACCGGCCCGGCGCGCAACCCAAAGGCCGAAGAAGAAGCGCTAATTGCCAAGGTGGTAGACAAGTGGGAAACCATTGAGCGCGCCAGGTCCCCAGCTATCAAGGTGGAGGCGCCCGCGCCCGCGCCGGCCAAGCAACCGCCCGCGCCAGCAAAGTCCGTCATTACACCTGGTGTAAAGGTGGACACCAGCCCCAAGCTGTCCGCGCTCAAGACCAAGCCCATTGCAGCCATTCCCGCCATTGACGATACCCTGGCGCTCAAGGCCATGCAGGACCGGCGCAACCTCGAACAGATCGCGCTGATTCTTTCCATTGTCGGAGCTATTTGACGTGCCAAGCCTGCCAGAGTCACTGCACTTTGAAGGAGTAACCCATGGCTAAGAAATCTACTGGCGGTGCAATCGCTATCTCTGGCTCCGATGACTGGCAGGTCGAGTCTGATCTGCGCACGATGATGGAATCTGAGGCTATCGAAAAGGATCCCAAGCGACTGGCCAAGGTGCAGGCTCTTGCAAAGAAAAAGATGCTGGAAATGGCGGCACTCGCCAGTGAAGGCAAAGACGACTGATTCCACAACCACTAAGGACAGAGCATGAGTTCTACCGCAAATCTTGACCAAGCAGCCCTCAACAATCTGACCCCCGAAGAGCGCAAAGCCTTCGATGAACCAGAGTATTCCGCTTCCGAACTGGAGGCCATGAAAAAGCTGGCCGGTGATGACGGTGATGATGACGGCGCCGATGATGGCGACCCGAACGAAGTTCTTGATGCCAATGGCAAGCCGGTGGAAGTGCCAGCAGCCGCAGAGCCAGCCAAAGATGATGATGCCCCGCCCGCTGCCGATACTGCCCCGGTTGTTGCCGAAGCCGACGCACCCCGGGCTCAGAGTCCATACAAGGCCACGCTGCCGGAAGATTTCGACGCGCGTGTGCAGGGCCTGGGCGAAGCTGAAACCACCGCATGGGCACAGTTTGAAGATGGCGCACTGGACCGACCGGCACTGCAAGCTGAATTGCGCCGCATCGAAACCGAGCGCGCAGAGCTCAACGGTGCCAAGCTGAAAGTCGACATTGCGCAGGAAATGAGCCAGCAGCAGGCCGCACAGCAGTGGGAATCTGCCATCAATAGCCTGTTCAAATCCGCCAAGGCAGAAGGCATCGACTACAAGGCCGACCAAGACCGCAATGCGGAGCTTGATCAATTCGTCAAGGTGCTGGCCAACAACCCGGCCCACCAAGACAAATCCATGGATTGGTTCTTAACCGAGGCGCACAAGCGTGTGATGGTTCTCAATGGCAAAACCGTACAAGCCGCTGCGCCGGCCAAGCCCGCTGCCCAAAATCGCACCCCGCCTGCTCCACCAAAGACCATCGCGCACATTCCTGGCGGTGATGGCCCTGGCGATGTTGGCGGTGAGTTTGCTCACCTTGACGCTCTTGATGGTAATGATCTGGAAGCAGCTATTGCCCGCATGACGCCGGCCGCGCGCGAGAAATATTCACGCGGCGGTTGATGGCTGTGAAAACCACAAGCCTGATTGTTGATGTTCGACCTGGTGAGCGCCTGAATCTATCGGGCGCGGCCAGTGTTGAACTGGTGCACAAGAGCGGGCAACTGGTGCGGCTGCGCATCATTGCACCGCTTGATGTGACGTTTGAAAAAGTGAGTTCGCAACAGCACGAAGTCGTGCCAAGCATGACAGTATCAACACCGTCGAAAGACTATTTATCAACCTGAGCGCAGGAAGTGCTCTTAGGGCCGAGGCCCAAGGAGAACTATCATCGCGCGCTTAATCATTGGCGTCAACGACGCAAAGGCAGTCAAGCGTTGGGCTGGACTGCTCGCATACGACACTTCCCAGAAGTCGTATTTCAATCAACGCTTCATGGCGCGCGGCGCCGAAGCCGAAGTTCCAATCCAGATCCTGACCGATTTGGAATCGGATGCCGGTGAAGCAATCAACTATGACCTGCTGGCTGAGCTTCGCATGGCTCCGGTCGAAGGCGAGGACATTCTGGAAGGTAAGGAAGAAGCCCAGCGCTTCTACTCCGATTCCATTTACATCGACCAAGCACGCTGCGGTGTGAACACCGGTGGTCGCATGACCCGCAAGCGTACCCTGAACGACTTGCGCGAAAAGGCCAAGCGCCAGCAGTCTAGCTGGTGGGCTCGCCTGCAGGACGAACTGACGTTAATCTACCTGTCTGGCGTGCGCGGCATCAATGCCAACTTCTTGCTGCCCCTGGCATATACCGGTCGCGCCAACAACGCGCTGGTCGCACCTGACAGCAATCACACGCTGTACGGCGGCAATGCAACTGCGTACAACAACATCAGCAATGAAGCTGCTGGCTTGACCAACTCGGATGCGATGGACCTGCGCCTGATTGACCGCGCCAAGACCAAAGCTGATGCACAGGGCGGTGGCGCTACCGACATTCCGGTGCTCCAGCCTTGCAAGATCGACGGCAACGAAACCTTTGTCTGTGTGATGCACACGTTCCAAGAGGACGATCTGCGCAGCAACACCGGAACCGGTCAATGGCTGGACATTCAAAAGGCTGCAGCTGCTGCCGAAGGCCGCAACAACCCCATGTTCAAGGGCTCGTTGGGCATGTACCGCGGCGTGATCCTGCACAGCCACCGCAACGTGATTCGCCAGAACACCGCTGGTGCTGGCGGAAACTTTGAATCGGCCCGCGCGCTGTTCCTGGGTTCGCAAGCTGCTGTGATGGCCTTTGGCTCTCCCGGTACCAATCTGCGCTTCGACTGGAATGAGGAAACCCGCGACAACGGCGACAAGGTAGTGATTTCCACTTCCTCGATCTTCGGCGTCAAGAAGGTGACTTTCACCACGCCCGCAGGCGCTCAGGACTTCGGCGTGTTCGCGCTGGATACCTTCGCCGCATCGCGTTAATCGGCCCTGGAACATAGGAGTAAATCATGGCTTTTACCAATTCGAACGACTACATCACCGGCCGTAAGCCCGTGGTGTTCCCGGCTGGCTGCGAAGTTGTCGCAGTGCGTTTTGCAATCGACCTGGCAACGGGCGACCTGGCACTCAACACCATCGGCCAAGTGGGCATCTTGCCTGCTGGCTGCGTGCCTGTTGATGTGCTTGTGGATGGAACCGACTTGGATACCGGCCTCGGCGCTGGTGTCTATGAAGTGGGTATCTGGGACGGTTCTGGCGCTTCGCTCTCCGTTGCTGCTGCTGACGGCGGCGGCGCCTGGGGCAATACCGGTGCTGCTGTGGCCACGGCTTTCAGCAAGAACCTGACTAAGACGCTGAACAACATTTCCACCGTCCAGTCGGCTACCACTGATCGCAAGATCGGCGTGAAGGTCACAACGGCACCGACCACGGCTGCTGCTGGCACTTTGGGTGTGACCGTTCTTTATCGAGCCTCCTGATCCCCTGGGAATCATCCTTGATCAACGAGTTCAGGGGGGGCTTTTGCTTCCCCTGTTTTTTTGGAGAGTGATATGAAACTTGAAACCTCAATTCCCATGCGCACCGATGGAACAGTTCGTGTGGCAGGCCTTGACGGTAAGGCCTATGTGTTCAAGATGGATGCTGAAAGCGGCATGGTTTCGTGCGATGTATCCCACGATGAGACTCTGGCTCACCTGTTGCGGATTGGCACGTTTTTCCCTATTGACATGGCGGACTATGACAAGGCCGAGTCCATGCTTGACATGAGCAAAGCTCCTGATACCGATGGTGATGACGGACAAGATGATGGTGATGACGACGAGGATGAGGAAGTCGACCCCAATGCTTTGCCGGTAGAAGCTGGCACACCGCCTGCACCGCGCAAGAAAAAAGCCAAGGCCGAATAAATAGCCGGGAAACACCATCATGAAAGCCTGGTCCAACTGGTTCAACGACTTGCTGCCACAGTTGCCGGGCTGTCCTGATCCGCAGATTGAGCATGAGCTGCTGCGCGCATGCCAAGACTTCTTCACCCGGTCCCGCGCCTGGCAAGTGATTCAGGCCCCGGTGGCCATTGCGGCTGATCAAACATCGCTTGCCATTGCACCGGCCGACGCCGAGCAGGAATTAGTGCGCATCGAAGGCGCCTGGCTCGATGGCATGCGCCTGAACATCTTTGGTGTGGGCGACATGGATTCGGCATTCCCTGACGACTGGCAGACCCACACCGGCGCCATATCGACGCTGGTACAGATCACGCCTGGCACGGTGCTGCTGTACCCGATACCTGTTTCTGCATCGGCAACTGGCCTCAAGCTGCGCATGTCCGTGAAGCCCAGCGATACCGCAACTGGCATCCCTGATGACCAGTATGTGAAGTACCGCGACCCGCTTGCGTCCGGCGCCCGGTCCCGGCTGATGCTGCAGGCCGAAAAGAAGTGGTCAAACCCCGGGCTTGGCGCACTCAATGCATCGGTGTTCGATGCCGCAATCAACAGCGCCAGCATTGCCGCGGCGCGCTCATTCAGCACCGGCCGCATTTCTGCGCGCCCCAAGTTCGCCTAAGCCATGACCACCACCGCCCAATACTTGGTCAAGTCCTGCCAGACGGCGCTGCAAGACATTGCCGGCGTGCGCTGGCCTGCCAGTGATCTTGTCAGCTACCTGAACGATGGCCAGCGTGACCTGGTGATGGTTCGCCCGGATGCCAATGCTGTGACTGCCGCGTTTGTCCCTGTACTTGGTGCGCGCCAGGCCTTGCCAGCGGCCTCCATGAGCCTGATTGATGTTCCACGCAACACAGGCGGAAACAAGCGGGCTATTCGCAAGATCGCGCTGGAGGATCTGGACGCCATCAATCGGGACTGGCGCTCGATGACGGCTGCTACCGAAATCATCCACTTCTGCTACGACCCGCGAGAGCCCAACGTCTTTGATGTGTACCCACCGGCCGCGGCGTCGGGTGTGTCCGTCGATATTACCTATGGCGCTTACCCAACTGACGTACCAGCACCATCTGGCGACGGCAAGGCCTTCACGACCGTGGCCGGCAACATTTCGGTGAATGACCAGTGGGGCACTGCACTCTACAACTACATGCTGGCCAGGGCCTTTAACAAGGACGCGGAGTACGGCGGCAATGCGGCCCTCTCTGCGGCCTACATGAGCACGTTCACAAACCTGATTGGCGCGCAGCTTCAATCGTCACAGACGGTTGCACCAAAGAACTAAGGATTAACTATGAGCCACTACCGCACAGGAACGATTGCGCTAACGAACGGGTCAGCCGCAGTCGTCGGCACCGGTACTGACTTTATCAATGGCGCAGCCATTGGCGAGTGCGTGCAGGCACCAGATGGCAAGCTGTACGAGATTCTGACCATTGCATCTGCAACGTCGCTCACGCTTGGCTCGGTTTACCTGGGTGCTACTGCATCCGGCCAGGCCTATTCAATCGTTCCGACGCAGAGCTATATCCGGGAGTTGGCCGCGCAGGCTGCTGCCCTAGTGAACAGCTATTCCAGCATCCTGACCACTGCGCTTACAACAGCGGCAACTGCGAAGGCAACACCGATTGACGCTGACAGCATTGGCTTGAAGGACAGTGTTACCGGGTTTGCTCGGCTGCTGACCTGGGCGAATCTGAAGGCAACGATTGTTTCGTACTTTCAGAGCGTCGGGCTTAACAGCACAGCCATCGGCTCCACCACCCCATCGACAGGCGCGTTTACTACGCTGAGTGCGAGTGGCCTGCTAACAGGAAACTCTGCTCAATTCACTGGTGCAGCTTCACCAGCAAGTGGCAGCGGCACGGAAGTTTTCTACTCCGGTGGCAGTGGTTATGTGCAGTCGTATAACCGCACAGGGTCTGCATACACGCCGCTGTTTTTGACTGGCTCAACGATCAACCTGTACCCAAATGGCGCATCAATTGGTGCGGCTGTAGTCTCATCCAACGGCCTAGCCGTGACAGGTGCTATATCAGGAACGACAAACCTACTGCTGAACGGAGCAACGTCTACGGTTGCATTCGGAGCGAGTTCTACTGAGCAAATTTATCGAAGTGGCACTACGCTTAACTTAATGACCAACTCGGTCACGCAAGCCACCCTAGACGCTAATGGCAACTTTGGGGTAAAAGCCACTCCACATACAGGATGGACTCCAGCGAATGCTTGCTTTATTGCCCTTGGAGGATTGGGCGGAAATGGATTGGTTGGAACAGGGGCGGGCTCAACTGCGCCGTCTATCTCCCTTGTTACAAACGGGTACTACAACGTAGGATGGAAATACCACTCAAGCAGTTCACAGACCGGAGCGGGACTTTACAACATAGAAAACGGTTCGCATAGATGGTACATAGACAACGGAACTCCAACTGCGGGTAACACTATTCCCGGCTTTGCAACTCCGTTAATGACGCTGAATGATAGTGGGGTGCTTGATGTAGGCGGTGGAACAGGCGGAGGGGCTTTTATTAACCCAAGCAACGGTATAACTGGGCAAACGCAGCTACAAGTGACACATAGTGCTGCATCAACATCTGGGTCTGCTTTTCAAGTATTTGTCTATAACGCAGGGATCATCGGCTCCATCACCCAATCCGGCACAACAGCAGTCGCCTACAACACCACATCCGACCACCGCCTGAAAACCAACGTACGCGATGCCAACGCAGCACGGTTCATGGATATCCAGTTCCGTGACTTCGAGTGGATTGACGGTCGCCATGACTGCGGTGTGATCGCCCACGAGTTTCAATTGGTCTACCCTGACTTGGTTCTTGGCGATAAGGATGCGACAGAGGTTCGCACCGTAGAGATCACCCCTGCTGTGCCTGCGGTGCTTGATGCAGAAGGCGTGGAAGTCACTCCCGCAGTTGCATCGGTCACAGAGCAGCAGACATTCCCGGTCTATCAGCAAGTCAACTATATGGGACTGATCGGGCGCATGGGTACTCGGGTGCAATCGTTGCAGCGCACTGTTGATGCACAGGCCGCAATGATCGAAGCCCTCGCAGCACGCCTCACCGCAGCAGGTATCGCATGAACCTCGACCCAATCGACGGTTACCCAACCACGCGCTTCGTGTGGCGAGCCATCGTCATCTACCTGATCGTTGTCTCGCTGTGCTTCGTCGGCTTCATAGCGCAAGCAGTGGCTCAGGAAGTAGAGCAACCCATCATCGAAAGCCCAACCACTTTTGCCATTTGCAAGGCCGCAGACATAGCCACGACAGCCTACATCCTAGGCAACGGTGGTGTTGAGCTAAACCCTATCGTCGCGTGGACTCTGAAGGCCGGGTATGCCCCGCTGATCGTCGTAAGCCTCGGCATCTGGCTGGCCATGAAGCACTACGGGACACCCGCCGGCAACACCGTCATAAATGTCGCAACCTGCGGCGTAGCTATTCACAACTTGGTGCAAATACCGTGAGCGTCATTCGCTTTACCGGATTCGTCGGCGCCAATAGGGCGGTGCATCCAATGCTGCTCGGCGATTCGGTAGGCGTCACAAGCCTTAACCAGAAGCCCGGTCGCTCTGATCTTCGCCCATGGAATGCGCCGCTCAACAAGGCGACGGTGCCGGCCAGCCGCAAGACCATTCACCGTATGGGCCGGGATGTGGCAAGCGACACACAATACTGGCTGAGTTGGCCAACAACCGTACATGCCGTGCTTGGAGGAAATGCTGCCGACACATCAGAGCGCACCTACTACACCGGTGACGGCGCGCCGAAGTGGACGGACACAACAAAGGCCCTGGCTGCAGCACCGTACCCAACTGCTTCGCGCACGCTTGGCATTCCGGCACCTTCTGGTGCCATTTCACTGTCCGCTGCAGGCGGTACTAGCGCGACGGTAGAAACCCGCTTCTATCTGGACACCTTTGTGTCCGACATTGGCGAAGAAAGCGCACCAAACCCTGCGCCTGTGAGCATCACTTGCAAGCAAGACGACACGGTAACCATCAGCACACTGCCTGCAGCACCTGGTGGGTCATACGGCATTACGCTGCGCCGCATCTACCGCACGCAAGACGGCTTGACCACGGCCGGGGCGTTTTACTTTCTGCGCGAGATTGCATCGGGCCTTACTAGCACCACGGATGACAACCGCACGCTTGGCGAGACTCTAGCGACAACCTCATGGCTAACGCCACCGACCGACCTAAAGTGCCTCACCGGCCTATGGAACGGGATGATGGCCGGTATCTCTGGCCGGTCCCTGCGGTTCTGCGAGGCGTACACCTACTACGCCTGGCCAATCGAGTATGAAATCATCCCGGCTAACACCATGCCGGTGGCCCTGGCAACGTTCGGGCAGACCCTGGTGATGCTGACTGACGGCAACCCATCGGTTGTCGTTGGCGGATCGCCGGACGCGATGGACGAATCCCCGGTAGCCTTTGACCAATCCTGCGTTTCTGTGCTGTCCGCAGTAGGCATGGGTCATGGTGTGGCCTGGGCCTCTCCTGACGGCCTGGCTTATATCGGATCGTCCGGCCCACGCCTGCTCACTGACGGCTTGATGACGCGCGACGACTGGCAGGCACTGGTACCGAGCACGATTGAAGCCGCCATGTATGAGCGCCGCTACATCGCCACGTACAACGATGGCACTGGCCGAAAGGGGTTTGTGATCGACCCGGCCAACCCGGACGGCATCTACTTTCTGGACTTCGGTTTCGATGCCATGCATGTTGACGCGCTACAGGATGCTCTGTTTGTGCTGGATGGCGTGAATGTCCAGAAGTGGGATGCCGGTACCGCGCTGACTACCACCTTCAAATCAAAGTTGTTCCACCAAAGCAAGCCGACGCCATCGTTTGCTTGCGCCCAGGTGACCGGTGGGCACTCTGTTGGCACCCCGGCCATGTTCAAGCTGTACGTCGATGGCGCATTGATCCACACGGAGAGCGTTACCAGCAGCGAACCATTCCGCTTGCCGGCCGGGTACCTCGGGGTTGACTTCCAGATCGAGGTAACCACCACCACCAACATCCAGGCTGTGGCCATGGCCCACTCAATGCGTGAATTGGCCCAGACATGACGGACCAGCGCAACGACTTACCGCCTGCATCGGCCCCGAACTTTCTGGAAAAGGTGCGCGAGGCGCTGTCCACCTATTTGGGCACGCGCGGCGACCGGCTAGACCGGGGCCTGACGGTGCGCGATCTGTCGGATGCTGGCTTGGTCGACATTACGCCAGGGTACCTTAGCGGGCGTGGCCGGGTAGCCCCAATCATGGGCATAGGCAATAGTGTGGAGCCGGTCTATGTTGCCGACCTGACGCCACCGCCAACGCCTACCGGATTTAGTGCGGTAGCTGCCATCAGCAACATCATGGTTGAGTGCGCGGCCCAAACCTACACTGTTGGCCATGGTCATGGCCGGTCGAAGCTGTACGGCGCAACGTGGATAAGCGGCCCGCTGCCGGTGTTTGCCGATGCCGTGCTGCTTGAGGAATTCCAAGGCACAGTTTTCAGCCACGCAACCAACCCGGCAACCACCTGGCACCTGTGGCTGACATGGGTTTCTGTGGACGGTGTGGAGTCGACCAGCCCAGCAGGCGGCACCAATGGCGTTGCTGTGACAACCGGCCAAGATGTGGCATCACTTCTAGCGGCTCTTACCGGCGAACTGACCGCCTCGCAGCTACATGCTGATCTTGGATCACGGATCAACATCATTGATGGCGGTGTGGCACAGCCGGCGCTGGCCTACCCGCTGGCAAAGCTGGCCGCTCTGCAGGATGCGGCAAACCAGAAACTGCGCATTGATGTTGACTCGATGGGTACGAATCTGCTTTCGTCCCTGGTCACAATCAACAATACGCTCACAACGGTGCACGATGCCGGTATCACGGTCGACCCCGGATCAGGCCTTGTCGTCATCACTGGCCTAGAGGCAGCAAACACCCACCTTACGACCGTGGACGCCAGGCTTTCAGCCGCAGAGGGCAGTATTCTGCTGAAAGCCACAACCACCTATGTCGACAATGCTATTGCCACGGCGGTTCTGGACCCTACACAGGTCCCGATATTTGGAATCCTTGAGGCCCGGGTAACAACCGCAGAATTGGACATAAACAGCCTTGAGGGGTCTGTAGCCCTTAAGGCAAACACACTCGACCTGTCAGCAACCAACGTGCGCATGACAACGGCCGAAACCAACATCAGCAGCTTGGAAGGAACCATTCTTACGAAGGTCAGCCAATCCAGCTTTGACGCTGTAACTGGCGGGCTTGATACACGCCTCGGGTCTGCTGAAACACTGCTATCTGTGGTGGGCGACACCAGCACACTGGCGAACGAAGTATTCCATTCCAGTCAGGCATTGCGCCGGGATGATGCCGACGCCGAGGCACTGCTGCGCTCAATCCTGAACAACGAAAACACTGGAGCGGATAGCCGCCTGGCACTGGCCACTGCCAAGAATGAACTTAGCGCGTACACCGACGCCGGGGTGGCTGCGGAGGCGGCGCAGCGCCTGCTGCTTGTGAGCGTGGTTGATGGGCATACCAGCGCAATTTCTGCAGAGGCACTGACTCGGGCCACGCAAACCGGCGAGTTGTACGCGCAGTACACGGTAAAGCTGGATGTGGACGGTAAGGTTTCTGGCTTTGGCCTGGCCAGCAGCGGGCCTGGTGGTCCGGGCTCTGCGTTCGAGATTCGGGCTGACAAGTTCAGCATTGCTGCACCAACTGGAGCCACTGCCGGGTATGTCCCGTTTACGGTGGTGGCAACTGCATACACCAACACAGACGGCGTGTATTTCCCAGCCGGCGTGTATGCAGCCAACGCCTATATCTTGGACGGCCAGATCACCAATGCGAAGATCGCAAACCTGGCTGTTGATAATGCGAAGATCACGGACCTGAGTGCAACCAAACTGACGGCGGGGTCCATTGCTGTAGGCCAGCATATCGAGAGTGCTACCTACTCAGCATCTGGCGGAACAACTGGCTGGCACATCGGTGGCGACGGAAATTCCATCTTCAACAATGCTACGGTGCGCGGAGAGTTCATCGCTCTGGGGCCAACAAGCGGCGACTATGCGCGCATGTTTTATGGAAACGTGGAGATTTACAAGCAGGTGCCAGGAGTTGGTTCGGTTGCCTACAAGGCGCTGAGTCGCATTGAGACAGGGGTGGCGTCAAACAACACTCTTGTGACCATACCGGGCTACTTTAAATCGCAGCCCAAGGTGATCGTATCGCCCAACAGCATGCAGCTCTACTCAGCAGCGTATGCTGGACAGAACCAAAGCATAAACTGCTCGGCATCTGCACCTGTTGAAAGTTACGCTGGTTCAATGGTGTGGCGGTTCACCCCGACTGCAAACCTGGTGCTGGCCAGCGGGTCGCTGACCAAGACGATAAACCAGACAAGTGGCGCAGTATCGGCAACAAACTGGACCAGTTCGACCTACACAACGGATGCCAACACATCCAGCATTACACCGGTCATAACCATTGCATCCAATCGTGGCAATGGCGCATCGCAGTATTTTTACCGCACAGTGCGGTGGCGTGTTGAGTACCTCGTCGGTGTAAGCACTTGGGTTACCACTGGTGCATTCACAACCACAAACCTGGGCGCAGACACTGCGGCAAGTTCATCGTCGTCTGCTTCCTTCACATTCCCATACGCTGGGACTTGGGTTTTCAGAATTTATGCAGAGGTTTACGATACCAGCACAGCGGTGTTTGGTGCGGCTTCCTACACCTACAGCACGGCCACTGTCACATACTCTGGCACATCCTCGCACAACCTGTATTCCGGTGTTTCAGGCACTAGTTACTCCCTGGCAATCAACAATGGCACCTACACGCCAACTGCCCCATGGGAACTTGATCCATCAGGAACCTACAGCACCACCTACAGCTACAGCTACACACTGCAAGGTGGAACAAGTTTCACATCAGGTCAAGCCACGTTATCAGACCCTAGTGGGACTTTTATTGATACCGGTTTTGGCCGTGGCACGGTCCTAAGCGGATCGGCTACCAAGACCAAAGTCTCCACTACGGACGGAAATCTATCGTTTGGGCTAAGTGCATCTGGTTGGACCGGTAGCAGCGCTGCAAGCAGCGCGTATGTAAACGTATCAAGCTCCGTGACAACGGTAAAACTGCGGGCACTGGCCACCAATAGCACTATCCCATCGAGCACATACACCTTTGGCTCCTACTCTGAGGTTCTGTCTACGGCGACGGTTTTGGCCACTGGAACGCTGAATTGGGTGGCGGTTGGGGACTAGCGTGGCAAGCATGGCAGCATGCCCGAATGCTGGTATTTGACTTTGACAAGGTGTTTGCTTTTGCTAAACCACGCTTGCCAGGATTGGCGCGGTCTGAGCAAATGACAGGCATTGGCTGGGCAAAAAACGGTGAACTGGTAGCCGGCGCTGTGTTTGAGGGATTCAACGGCTGGAATATGTGGATGCACATTGCAGCTATACCGGGCCGGTCATGGCTTAGGCGTGATTTTCTTCTGGCCTGCTTCAAGTACCCATTCGACGTTTGCGGAGTGGTTCGCTTGAGTGGGTATGTCGATGCCAGCAACGTGGATTCGCGCAGGTTTTGTGAGCATCTCGGGTGCCGGCAAGAGGCGCGGTTGGTGGGTGCAGCCAAGGATGGCGGCGATGTGATTATTTACGTGATACGTCGAGAGGATTTCCGCCATGTCTAAATGGATGTTTGAGTTTTACCCTATCGGAGCCTTTGAGCCCCGGCCGGGCGGTGGCATGCGATTGCATGGTGGAAGCGGCGGAAGTGATGCACCCCCGCCAGACCCGCGCCTGGTTGAGGCACAGATCCGTTCGATGGGCATTCAGGATTCAGCCATTCAGGACATTCTTTCCATCAGCAAGGACATGGCCCCGCTGCAAAAGGAGAGCATGCAGTTTGCGCTGGACTCCGGCAAGACAGCCTACGGACAGTCCCAATCTGACCGTGAATGGATGTTGGGTCGTCGGGAAAACCTCACTGGCTTGCAGGACACCATGCTGGCCGACGCACAGGGGTTTAATGAAGATGGGCGCGCAGATCAACTGGCCGGGCAGGCTCAGGCTGACGTAACGGCATCCTTCGACAATGCTGCTGGCATTCAATCGCGCAACTTGGCACGCATGGGCATAAACCCGAGTGCTGGCAAGTCCCTGGCCATGGGAAACCAGACCAATATCGCGCGCGCGGTAGCTGGTGCTGGCGCTGCGAACAAGGCGCGGGAGGGCGCTCGGCTGGAGGGCTATTCCCTGACCGACCGGGCGGCAAACACATTGTCCGGTTACCCGGAGATGGCAACAACAACCACTGGTTCCGGAGCCTCGATTGCGGCCAATGGCGTGAACATCGCTAACGCCGGTACCGAAGGGCTCATGTCTGGAAACAAGACTGCGGCAAGTGTGGCCGGCTCCATGGGATCCAACGCCAGCAGCATGTGGGGTGCGCAGTCAAGCTACAAGAACGGACAGGACAGCGCCAATCAGGGCGACTCGCCCGCTGCGATCATGGGAGGCCTGGGCGGCATGGCCATGGGCTTTGCGAAGTTCTCAGACCGACGCCTGAAAGCAAACATTGAACTGGTTGGCAAGGATGAGGCTACCGGCCTGAATCTGTACGAATTCAACTACACGACCAATCCGAAAGTGCGATTCCGCGGGGTGATGGCCGATGAGGTTCTGGTATCGCACCCTGGCGCTGTGGTGGAAACGAGCGACGGTTACCTGGCTGTTGATTACAGCCAACTTGGAATTGAAATGGTGGAGGTTTGATATGGCAAAGCGTAGCAGTGTCCTGGATTTTCTTTCGTCCTTTAATCAGACCTTCGATACCGTCAACAAGGTAGGCAAGGATTATGAAATTTCCAAGCTGGCCAACGAAAAAGAAACCGCCGTCTACAACCCTGACCAAGTAAATCAGCGCGATGCTATTTCCGGCGCCGTAGATGCCGAAGGCAAGCCGCTCTATACCGTCGATACCACGCCAGACGGACAGACGCGCGTGCAGAGTAATGTCCCTGGAGAAAATGGAGCGCAGCCTGCGCCGTTCAACATTGCCGCACAGGGCACGCAATACATGGGAAAGACCTATGACCGTGCTCTGACGGACTCCGACCGGGCATCTGCCAAGAACCTGGCCATGTCCGGGATCATGAGCAAGTACGGCGATACAGAGGGCGCGATGCGCTTTCAGGATAGTGCTTTGCGCATGCAGCGCCAAGACAAGCAGGATGTACGCCAAGATAAGCAAGATGCCCAAGGCGACCAGCGGTTTTCTTGGGACAAGACACGCGCAGAGCGTGAGCAGCGCACTGCCGACCAAACGGAAGCTGACGCGACCACAATGCGTGAGATTGATGCGCAGGTGGCCGGCAACTTCAAAAAGCGCACAAGCAATCCGGACGGTACCCAGCGCCAGGTTAACGCTGACGATCTGTTGTCCGTCACCCATGAAAAGGCAAACCTGCTGGCCAAGGGTGGCTACATCAAGGATGCCACTGCGCTGACGGACCAGTATGCAGCCAGTGTTTCGCTCAAGTTGAAATCTGAGCAGGCCCAGCGCGAGGCGGCGCTAAAAAACATCGCGCCCGGCGATTACAAGGCCGTGGCTGAGTATTACAACCGGTTTATTCCTGATGGCGCACAGATCACGGCCACTGAGCCCGGCAAGAATGGCGCCCTAGTGATCAAGCGCGCGCAGAGTGACGGCACGCAACTGCCTGACAAGGTACTTGCCAAGGGCGATGCCGAATTGAGCGCCATGCTGCAGCAGACCGTGGACAGCAACGCCATGACGCAGTTTTCAGCAAACGAGTTCAAGAACAATCTGCTGTTGAAGGCCGACCAGCGCGGCGCTGCACAGCTTGGCCTGGCTGGAAACGCCGACCGTCGCGCGCAAGCAAACTTTGAGGCTGAGCAGCCGACGCGCGAGGCCGCTCAAGAAGTGGCTAAGCTCAAGATTGAACTGGCCAAGACTGATGACCCGAGGCGGCAAGCAGAGTTGAGCGACAAGATCACGGCGCTTTCCAGTGGCCGGCGTGGCGCCAGCGCGCAACATGACCCGGCCGACATTGCCAAGGCCAAGGCCCTGGTGGCACAGAACATTTACCCGAACGAGGGTGAGGCCCTGGATGCCATTGTCAGCAAGCCTGACAAGCTGTACCAAGGCTACAAAGACGCGGCCATGAAGGTCACAATGAATGCTGACGATTCAATCACCAGCGCCAAGAAGATGATGGCCGATGATGGCTGGGTGAAGTCCAGCCATGGAACGTGGAAGCGCGCTGGCGGCGGTGGCGCAGCGGCCGGTGGCCCGACCAAGGGTACGGTCGTGGACGGCTTTGAGTTCCAAGGCGGCAACCCCAACGACAAGGCAAGTTGGAAGGCTGTGGCCAAGTAACTGCGTGGCAAGCATGGCACTCTGCTCCCCATTCATTGCAATGGGGAATCTGAATGGCGAATCCATGGGAACAAGACTGGTCGAAACCCGCTGCTGCCTCCAACGCGGCCCCATGGGAAAAGAACTGGTCAGAGCCATCTGGCGACACAGCCACTGCTGAGAAACCCAAAGGACGCACCGCCGCGGACTATGCCCGCGATGTTGGCGTTACTGCACTCAAAGGCGCGGTTGGACTGCCCCAGGCGTTCGTTGGTCTGGCCGACATTCCCACGCTCGGCCACGCCGGCAAGGCGCTGGAGTCCATTGGGTACCGGCCAAACGAAACTCAGGCCCTGCTGGACCAGCAATATTCCGAGGCAACCCAGGCTGACAAGGCCTATGTCGGCCAGGCTGATGGTTTCATTGATACGCTCGGCCGCGCCATTGAGCGCCCGGCAACCATCGCAACCGCTGTTGGTGAATCCCTGCCGCAGATACTGGGCGGCGCTGGCATTGCGCGTGGCCTGATTAAATCTGGTGCTGTCGCTGCGCCATGGCTTGCCGGTGCTTTGGGCGAGGGCGTGTTGGGCGCTGGCGGTGCTGCAGAGCAGATCCGCGGCGAGACTGCTGATGGCCTGCTGACTCCAGAGCAGGCTGCTGCCGCTGTTGGGTCCGGCGCGGGTACTGCCGCTTTCGGTGCGCTTGGAGGGAAACTTACCAACAGCAAGTTGGGCCAGCGTTTGGGACTTTCAGACGTAGATACCATGCTGGCGCAGGGCGCTGGAAAGCTGGCAAAGTCGCCGGCCGGGTTCGTCAAGCAAGTGATCGGCTCTGGTATCAGCGAAGGCGCTTTTGAAGAACTACCGCAGTCGGTGCAAGAACAGATGTGGCAGAACTATGCCACTGGCAAACCGATTGGCGAGGGTGTTGGAAATGCTGCTGCCATGGGCCTGCTGGCCGGTGCCGCGATGGGCGGCGCTGGCGGTGGCTACAACGCTGCCGTGTCTAAGATGGACGCACCCGCTGCGGATCCACTGCAGCCAGAGCAGACTGCACCTTCTAACATTGCGCCAGCTGCTCCGAACACTGCAGCCGCTGCTCTAAATATTGCGCCCGCTGCGCCAGAAGTGTCGGCCGCTGAAAAGGCGCTGCACACACCGGTGGAGCTCACCAGCCTGGATCGGGTAAACGAAATCGACAAGCAGGAAATGGCCCTGGCAGAGCGCGAGGCAGAGCTAAACGACCCGGCCAAGGGCTACGGCCCCATGTTTGATCAAGAGCGCAAGGACGTAGAGGTTCAGCGCCTGGAACTTTCCCAAGAGCGCGCGGATCTGTCCAAGGACTGGCCCAAGGCAGTGCAGGGCGCGCCGGCCAGCTTCACCACAGAAGCCGGGGCAAGGGTGGAAGCTACCTATTCCCTGATGGATGCCGGCGACCTGGTGACTTCCCATGACACCGGCCTGCGCAAGAATTCCGCTTACCCGCAAGAGTTGCAGCCCCGGGAGCGCGACCGCGCCGCTTCTGAAATGCAAGTTTCTGGCATCGTCCAGAAGTTGGACCCGGCCCGCCTCGGCCTGTCCGCTGATGCTGCCAACGGCGCGCCCATCGTCGGCGCTGATGGCCTGGTGGAGTCCGGCAACGCCCGCACCATCGCCCTGATGCGCGTGTATCAGGCCAACGGCCAAAAGGCTGCTGATTACAAGCAGTTTTTGCGCACCAACGCGGCACAGTTTGGCCTGACACCTGAATCCGTTGATGCCATGGCCAAGCCGGTGCTGGTCCGGGTGCGCACCACGCCGGTCAACCGTGCCGAGTTTGCCCGCCAGGCCAACGCATCAACCGTGGCGCAAATGTCGCCCAGCGAAACTGCCAAGTCGGATGCCGCGCGCATTGATTCCATGGAGGATCTGACACCTGATGACGGTGGCGACTTCTCCAACGCAGCCTCGCGCCCGTTCATTCGCCGTTTCATGGCCCGACTGCCCGCCACGGAGCAGGCCGGGATGATCGACG